GATAACCGTAGACCTGAAGGCCACGGAGAATCGTGCCGAAGGTGAGCTCCGAACGCAGCGTCTCGACCTTGGAGATCTGCGAGGCGAAGGTCAGGCCGTGGGCGTGACCGGCGTACAGGGCAAACTCACCAGCCGCCAGGCCACCGGCTACGCCAGCGGGGAGGAGGTTGGACGAGTAAACCGTGAAGCGGTCGATCATGCCAAGGCGACCGTTGCGCAGCGGAGAGGTGCTGTCACCGGTCAGGAAGCTCTGACGAAGATCCGAGAACTTCAGGTAAGCGCAAGCCCACACCGGCAGAATGATCCAGCGACCATCTTCCGGGATGTTCTGCTCGTCCAGAGCCGAACCAAGACGCAGGATAACGTCGAGGATTTCGACCTGACCAACTGACGGAGAACGAGACACCGTCGCGAGCGGGGTGGTCGTAGCGCCGAGATTGATCGAAGAAGTGATCTTGCCAGCAGTCGTGCCACGATTCTTGTTGTTCATGCCACCAAGAATGCCGCCAAGAACGTCGGTGTCGACGTTGATCTTCAGCTGCTGAGCAGCGTCATCAGACCAAATAGACAGAGCGTTCAGGTCGGACTGGATGTCCATGACGTCGTCAAGAATCGTGTTGAAGTACCTGCCGTTGCCGATATACAGCGTCAGCGATGAACCTTCGGGGCGCTCGAGAGTGAGCACACCGTCGGCCCTGTAGTCGCGAATGCTGATCGACGGCTTAACGCGGATCTTCACGCGGTCGCCCTGATTACGAATTTCGCCTTCGTAGTCAGTGTTGGAGATCGCAGACAGAACCGTCGAGGCGTAGAACTTCTCGACAAGCTTACCAGACCAGATTTCGGGGATGAACCCGGTAGATTGGAAAGTGTTACCCGTACCACCGGTCGGGTAGATGGGCGGGGTTGTACCCGAACCTGCAATAGGAAAACCTGCGGTTGGAAGAGCCATTTAAGCGTTCCTTGAAAATGAAGTTGTCAACGGATGCGCCCTTCTCGCGTCGCCTCGAAGATTTGAGCCTCGAGTTTGTTCTTTTCCGCATCCTTGCTCCGGTATCGACCGGCAGCAACATCTGCGTAAAAACTAGCGATTTGTGCGCGTGTGAAGATGGGCTTCTCAGCGGGTCCAGAAGTGGAAGCCGCCGACTTGGCTCTGCCCGGTGCCGCCAGGGTTTCGAGCGGGACTTTGGGAACTCTAGTTCCCGTGACCGGCTCACCCCTGTCGGGTGACGTGGCAGCCTCTTCAGCGAGGAAGCCGTTGAAGAAGGCCAGAACGCGGGAGGCATTGCCTTGCGCGTATGCTGCCTTCAGCATGTCATGACGAATAGCACCAGAAAACGGATCTGGCAACCTTAACCAATCAAGAAATTCTTCGTTGGTGTTTAAATCGCGCCACTGGGGCTGCTGATTGTCAAGCGAATCAATGAGTTTCTTCTGAGTATCCTGCTGAACAACGCTGCTTACGCCACTCATTTGGCGCTTAAGATCTGCAATCTGCGCCTCGTACTGCTTGATAATCGGACCAATCTCTTCCTTAGCCTTTTTGCCTACGACCTTGAGGAAATCCTCGCCGTAGTCACGGGCTTCGTCCTCAGTGATCAGCCGCTCGGTCTTAAAACTTGGAACTTCAGAGGCTGATGGTGCGGCCTGTATCGTCGCAATAACGTTCTGAAGATTCTGAATCTGGTCGGCCATGTCGCGGATCTGTTCTTGCGAACGAAGAAACCGGCCATGGACAGACTTGTATTTGTGCTCCCAAGATTCTTCACCAGAGCGCTCAGTCGGCTCAGCCTGCTGCTCATCCTGCTCCTGAGAGCTAGTGGTCATTGGCGGTTGGCCGTCGTTCTCCAAAGTTTCGTCGTTACCTTCTGAAGTAACTTCTTCGGGAGCTCCGTTCATTTGATTTACTAGGGCATTAGAACGAGCCGCAGCAGCGCGCACAGCGGCGGGCAGCTTAATGTTGGGGTCGTCGGCAAGGGTCTGGGCGGGGTTGCTCACTTACGTTTTCCTTCGATTTTGTCTGCGCTCGTAAGGCAATCCGCCAGTATGCCATAGACGTTCGCAGCAAGCTGGGCACGTCCTTGGGCTACGGGCAATGTTACGAGGGGAGACTGGATGCAGTTATCGCGGTGCTGATCAGCATATGCGCGGAAAGCTCCTAAGAACTGTTTCCAGCCCTCAGGGGAGGCGCGGGCGACTCGAGCGGCGGCAAGGATTAACTCCCGGTCGGCGGTCATTTATCACCCTTGCTCATATCAAAAATGGTCAGCGACTTGGTGCTCAAGCCCTTACCCATCTCCGAATATGAGTTGATGTCCTGCCTCGAATTAGGCTTCGGGGCAGGACTTTTCTTGTAGTCGATGCGCTTGGGGGTATCAGCCATCGAAGTCTCCTGTTCGTTTAAGCGCCTACCAGCGCGTTCCACGAACCATTGACGCAACACACGAACTCTGCGCCCTTTGCCGCCGCAACGGCCAAAGAAGCGTTGGCAGAGAGGGCATTGATGGCTTCGCCAGTCGAGGGATACACCGCGAGAGCGTTCGCGCCCATGTTGAAGACAACAATGTTAGCGCCAGCTACGGCTGCGGGGAGACGAACGCCGGTCGAAGCGGCGACGGTGGTCACGCGCTGATACGTCGTATAGTCCAGCGCGAGCGCCGCACCCTGGTTTGCACCAGCGGCGGTGAGGCCGTTGACGGTTCCCGAGAGGTCGGCGATGGAGTTCGAAATGTCGCTCAGGTCGACATAGGCTTTACGTGCAGACATTTTAAATTACCTCTTGATTACTTTGCGAAGTAAGGTTTAGCGGGGCTTGGCGTTGGCAGCGGGGGTAAATCCGGCCATGTGGCCTTTGCCGCCCGATACCTTAAACGTGTTGTCGCCGCCAGCGCAGGCAGAACTGACTTTGCCGGGCTGAGACGGAGCAGCGTTGCGCTGCTTACCCATGATACCGGAGCGGCCACCTTTAATGGCGGAGTTGTTGGCCGGGGCCAAAGACGAGCGGTTCGAGACACCGGACTCCTGCGGAGCCGCGCCCGACTTGCCGAACATCTTCGTGGTGCCGCCCTTGGCACCCATGCCGGTCTTCTCAGACTTTTCCTTCGTCTTAGACGAAGGCTTCGAATTGTTGGTCATAACCATGATGATACCTCAGAGTTTGCAAGAGAGTTATTTGCCCTTGCCACGCTTCATGGCTTGGACGCTTCCGATCCCACCAAAGTCAGGTAGGTAGGAACTTGCTTTACCGCCGGAGGACGTATCTTTCAACTCTCGCGGCTTCTTATATGGCTTCGGCTTCGGAATATAACCTTTCCGAGGCTTCTTGAGGCCGAGGTTCATCCCCGGCCCCTTCACTTGTCGGACGGCATTCTTCGGACCAGAAGACTTGGTAAGGTCCTTAGCCATTACTCGCCCTTTCTTTTCCGCTTAATGATATCCCGCGTAATCTTGTTCTGAGCTTCTGCGCCATCTTTCGAAATTTTTCCCATGCGCTCAGGGAACCCGCCCTTGTCGTCGGGGTCCATTGCGTAATACGTGGCTTTAGCTAACGACTCCGCCGCCTTGGGGCTAAGGATTTCGTTTTTATAGACGCGCTTGTAATACTTTTCTCTCGCCTCATCGGCGACCTTGTAGTCGTCACCGCGAACATACTGCTGGCCACCATCGGCGGTGCGCGTAGTTTTCAGAACCTTGCGATCCTTGGCAGGAACAGAGCCACCCTCGGCCATCTTGATGACCTTGGACTCATGATGCATGCAGCCTTTGATTTTATTTTTCATGACTTAACGCTTCTTCTTGCCAAGAACAGAGCCGCCCTTGCTGTAGCGGTTGCCCATGGGATCGGTGCGGTCATTATCATTACCGTCGTAGCCGCCGTAAGTGCCAGAACCGCTGCTGGTCTTCATCGAACCGGCCTTCATCGAACCAGACTTGTACTCGGGAACGCGAGACTGGTCCTTGCCCCAATCTCTATTTCCCCTTCTACCGGGAAGGGCTACCGAGCCATATCCACCGGGCACATAAGAGCTAAACTGCTTTTTGGGCTTAGCCGCAGTAACAGCGGGCATCGGCTTCGGGGCAACAGGCTTCGGCTTGGCAGGCATCGTCGACATTGCCGGAGTCTTCGGCGGAGGAGCGCTGGTCGGACGAGCGCGTGCTGGCATGTTGCCCATGCTCGAGTTCTTCATAGTGTTACCAGAGGTCGTGGTAGAGTTAACTCCGGTGCCGCGAACCGAGGGTCCGCCCTTATAGCCACCGCCAGCGCCACCGCCAAAAGAGCCAGCGCCACCGCGTCCGCCAATGCTGGAGCCGCCAACACCTGCACCGCCGCCGATACCACCGACGCCGCCGCCTTCCCTATACTTGGCGACTATCTTAGACTTGGAACCCTTGCTGCTACCCGCAGTGCGCTTGACCATCATGAACCTCCTGAGATGTTTGTGCGCGGCCCCATGTCACCGGAGGCCCCGGTATCTTGCTGGCCACCCTGAGCCTGCGCAGCATTCTCGCCCATGCCTGCGTGACCAGGGACTGCCTGTGCCTGCGCTTGAGCCTGTGCCATCTTCTCCTGCTGGTCAAGTTCGTCGGCTGTCGGAATGATCTGCTCGCCGGGAAGACCTATCGTGGTTGCAACGTTCCTAAGAATCGCAGCGCGACCCTTCGGCCCCATGATCTGCGTGTCGATCGGATTGGCAGTAATCTGGAGGAACTCAAGCTGGCGAGCCCGTTGGGTCTCTTTCTGCACAGCCACGGAAACACCCAGCACGCGAACCTTTTCCTCGCCAGTGAGCATGCCCGACGTATCTGTTAGCATGACCATGTCGTAAAGCGCGCTCAGGAGCGGGTCCAGCACATCGCGGTCGATATTAGCTGCTACCGTCTGAAGAATCTTGCTGGCGTTGCCCATAAGCATAGCAAGACCAGAAGCAGTACGCCCAGCACCACCGGTTGCGCCAGAACCAGCGAGGTACTTGGGAATGGCGCTAAGCTCGTCAGCCATGTCAACGAACTTCTGATAAACACCAAGAAGCTCATGAGCGTTGGAACTCGGCTGGAAGAAGTTAATCGGAGGCGACGAGCTGTTTCCCATAGGATCGCTCTGCACATGCCAGCGTTTCCACGGATACATCTGCTCGCCATCTTCGTCAGGCGAAAGCCTTTCGTCATTGACCACAACTTGAGGGCCAGACGAGATACTCATGTTATTGATCAGCGCACGGAGCGTTGCGTTACCGGCTTCCTGAATATCGTTGAGGATGTCCGGGAGACCGTTGCCCACGGGCGTACCGGGAACTTTCTCAAAGCTGGTAATGTAATAGGGGTGCCTCTTACGCGGAGAAGGTGCCATCTGCACCTTGATCACGTAGTTCCCAATGACCCACGCCTGCACGAAGTAATCACGCAATGGGTCTTTGACCGTTGTCTTGTCCATCCCGTAATCCAGAAGCATCTTGCCTTGGATATTCCCGGTATACTCCAAGCATGTGATCATACCTGACTGGTTCAGGTTGGGATTCTCTCGAGATTCCTGGACAGCCCGCTCAGCGTCGGTGACGTCCCAGTTGTCAACCAGACCGCCCTGCCCGTAGAGGTCAAGCACCGTCTTAAGCGCGTCTTGGTTGTAACCGGGGAGGTCAAGTAGATCGTTAAGGTCAGCACGGGTGAGTCGAGTACGCTCAATGATGGCGGCGTCCTCGATATCGGAAACACCCGGCGTCCACCATACGTCAAAAGGAGATACCCGCGTCCAAGTAAGCCGAGGCACTTGCTTAACGACAGCGGAGTTACTTTCCCAAGTAACGGTAGGAACAATCCTGACGACTGGCCCCTTGATACAAGCAAACGGGAAAAGCGGTAGGTCACTAATAAATTCAGCCAGAGCTTTATAAAAACTTCCAGCCTTGAGGATCTCGTCAAGCTTGTCTTCTGCTACGTGCGCTTGAAGCGAGACCTTCTTCTTGGCTGCTTGGCGCGCTGCACCCACCAGCTGCTGTGTGCGATCACGAATCTGGTCGATGTCAGGCTGCTGGCCTGCGGCGGCGAGCCCACCGATCTCGGTGTTCACCAGTTCCTTGATCGACGCCATGATCTCATCTGGGATCTTCGGGTCGTCTGCCGGATCAAGCCCCCACGGGCGATCGGGCGAAAGGTACACGTCCCTGAGAAGGGAGCTTGCTCCACGGCACTTCATTGCCACGATGCGAGCGTAAATTTCAGATCCACCAAACTGGCGGATCTCGTTTAGTTTGGCTGCGTCGTACTGACCGTTGAATACTCTCAGCGCATTGAGTAGTCGATCCGACCAACCCGAGAGGGTGTTGGACCGGTGGCGCTTCATCTGGTCGAACTCCTTGCGGACATAACCCGCAATGCTCGACATCACGCCATCGTCGATAGCGCTCTGGGCTGCTTCTGTTTCTTCGGCACGCGCTTTGTCAGCCGCCTCAAGCTGACTTGGGCCGACTACCCGCAGGACTGAGCCTATTGCTTGTACCATTCAAAAATCCTGGCCCTCGACGATGACCTACTAGATACAGTATGGTCACAGACAACGCAACTGTTCCTCGCGGAGGCACTATATGACCGAACTCGTCGAAAAGCGAGCAGGATTTGGCGAACTTATACTGTTAAAACTCGCCAGAGAAATCGCCATGGACATCCGCCCAGTAGAAGAAATTCTTGAAATACACAAGATCAACAGCGAAAACTGGGAAAATATCCAGAAAAACCCCTATTTTCAAGGCATTCTGAGCTCTGAAGTAGAGGCTTGGCAGAGCGCAAATAACACCTCCGAGAGGCTAAAAATCAAGTCTCTAGCCATGGTTGAGGAGGCTTTACCCGAGTTTTATGCCCGCATGCACGACCCCAAGGAACCCCTCCCCGCCAAGACCGATGTACTCAAGACCATCGCAAAATTTGCCGGTGTTGGAGGCTCGGATTTCAACGCTGCGGTGGGCGGCGAGCGCCTCTCGGTGACGATCAACCTTGGCGCTGACCACCAGCTACGGATCGAAAAGGAAGTTACTTCCAAAGTAATCGACCATGAGGACATCCTGTGACAACCATCAGCTACTCGGCTCCCCCGACCTGTGCTGCAATGATGAAATCCCAAGCCTTCGGGCGGCTGCTCGCCGGTCCCGTGGGCTCCGGAAAGACGACGGCGTGCCTGTTTGAACTGTTCCGCAGGGCCTGCGAACAGGAGCCCGCGCCAGACGGGCTTCGTTACACGCGATTCGCAATCGTGCGTCAAACCCTAAAGCAGCTGAAGGACACGGTCCTCAAGGACATCACCGGCTGGCTCAAGGACATTGCCGAGTACAAGGTCTCCGACAGCACGGTTTACATCTCCGTGGGCGACATCCGCTCCGAGTGGCTGCTAATTCCGCTCGACAACCCCGAGGACCAGCGCCGCCTGCTCTCCATGCAGCTGACGGGCGCATGGATGTCGGAGTGCATCGAGATGGACGTCGGCATCATCTCACCGCTTGCTGGTCGTGTGGGCCGCTACCCGCCCGCAAATCTTGGTGGTGCGACATGGATGGGCATTATCGCCGACACCAACATGCCTTCCGATGGCTCACCGTGGCATAAGTTCATGGTGCAACCATCCAGTGATTGGCAGATTTTCATCCAGCCCGGTGGCATGTCGGAGGAGGCTGAAAACCTCGAGTGGCTTACAGACCCCAGAGACCCTGAAACTCCCCGTCGACAGCGAGGACCGCAGGGCTCAGGGAAGAACATACTACGAACGGTTTATTCGCTCCAACTCCCCTGACTGGTGCAAGCGCTATGTGCATGCTGAGTTCGGCGACGACCCGTCAGGCTCAGCGGTCTTCAGGACAAGTTTCAAGCGCAGTTTCCATGTAGTGGACAACCTGGAGCCAATCTCCAGCTACCCCCTTCTCATGGGGCTGGACTTCGGTCGAGACCCATGCGCTGTGATCTGCCAGCCCGACCACAAGGGACGGCTTCTGGTACTGGAAGAAATCATTGCCGAAGATATGGGACTTGAGACACAGCTACAGCAGGGCATCAAGCCTGTGCTGATGTCGGAACGCTATCTGGGTCGATCGGTGATTGTGGTAGGCGATCCGGCAGGCAGGCAGCGCAGCACTCTTTACGAAGAGACCAGTTTCGACCTGATCAAGCGCTATGGCCTTATGGCCTACCCGGCACCGACCAACGACGTCGACAAGCGGCTCGGTGCGGTAGAGGCATGGCTGCTGGGGCAACGCGATGGCGGTCCCGCCATGGTCATTGACGGGTCTCGCTGCCCGACACTGGTGCGCGCACTGGACGGCGGCTACAGGTACGGCAAGACTCGCAATGGCATGCGCAAGCCGTCACCAGAGAAGAACGAGTATTCTCACATCGCTGACGCTCTTCAGTACGCGGCTGTGACTGCTCACGGTGGTATGGGTGAAATGATTGCCAATCGTCTCATGGCGCCACCGAAGCGGAGTACTCGCCAGCGCATGAACGCCAGCGCATGGACTTGAGTGTGACGGCCTAACGAAAAAGGCCCGGTGCTAGGGACACCGGGCCAGTTAAGGGAGGGAACGTCACAAGCACTATCGGTCTGGAGAACCAAGTGCGACGATAGCATCAGTTTACGATGTCGACAAGTACCGGTGTGAACTGTTTCCAGATACGCACCCGGAGGTCCATTAGCACCTCAACGTCGCGCGCCAGCATCTGCTGACTTTCCTTATCATCAATGTGTTTGATCATCGCCATCGAAGTGGAGGCGGTGCGTTCGAGCACGTCAATGTACTCCAGGATTTGGTCTTCGTTGACACCGTGATCTGGGTTTTGGGTCATGGTCACCTCTCTTCACCGGAGCTTAGGGGGGTTTTCTGGGAGATCAAGCGCGTTAATAGTTTGTTAACGTTGGTAATTTTACGGTGTGAGTTTGTAAGGTACCTAAAAAACACACCTGGGCACCCCCCCTAC